GCAGTGATAATAGCTTGGACAACTGCGATATATTCACGAATGTTCTTGCCTAAACTGAGTAACGGTTGTGTAGTTTCTGGGGATGTTTTTTTTTGCATATGGGTTAGATTTTGTATGTTCCTGAAAATAGTATGGAATCACCAGAAGCCCAGGTGAATGGAGTGGTTGTATAGGTATAGCTTCCGCCGGTTCTTCTTAGGTTGATGTACGTGGTAGCAGCCAGTTCGCCGTACCCATAACAGTCATTTGCCGGTGTACTGGAATCCTGGTAAATACCAGAATGTAGCGGGTAGGAACTTGACGAATATGCCACTGGTAAACTTAATCGATAGGCACTTCCTCCAGAACCATAAGTCGAAGAACTACCCATATTTACACGAATGTTTACATTGCAATCTTTGCCCACTATCGAAAATACTCCACTAATGGTCCCGTTTACGATTGCCGGATTCACACCTGAATCTGCCGTCCAGGTCGGCGTATAGTTGAAACTAGACGGATAACCAATCGGACTTACGGCATGCGAATAGTAGTTTGCAGAAATCGCGGCATTGGCTACGGTGTAGTCAGTGTTTATTGCGATGGTTAGCAAGGTATCAGCCACGGCAACAATGACCCCATACTTAACTGTAGTTTGTGTCCACTTTATTCTGTCTCCAACTGCGTATTTTGAAGCAGCCCCGCTTGGCACAGTGATGGTTGAGGCTGAGGCGTAAGTCCAGGTTTCATTGGCATAGACCCACCCATCTATTGGGGTTAGAGCTGAATAGCCCACACCATCGTGCGCCTTGACTTGTCCTGTTCCCTTACCTTTAAGGTATAGGTCTATGTTGGTGTCATCACCTGTAGCGGAAACGGTTGGGCCTGTGCCTATTGCACCGTTGGCGAGGGTAACTTCGTTGACTGCTGAGGCGGTAGCGGTTAGTTTGGCTAGTTCGTTTCCGTTGGTGTCGAGGATAGAAGTACCGATTTTAGGGCTGGTTAGGGTTTTGGTGGTAAGGGTTTGGGCGGTGGTGAGGTCGACAACTTTTGTAGTATCGAGTGCGCCGGTGGTGACAACTACCAGGTTCAGAATAGCCTCGCATAGGTTGTTCCACATGTCGGCGCTAATCACACCCCTGACGCTTGCGCCTGAGGCATGAGCCTGGGCTGAACCGCCCTCAAGGCCTCGATTGGCCAGGGGAATGGTGAGGGCTGAACCTGACTTGCCGGTGTAATAGGCCAGTTCCTCGGTGGCTAGACCTTCATCAATCAGCACAAAACCACCACCTGATAGGAACGCAGAATCAGAAGTAAGGGGGAATGAGGTATCGGTGTTGCTAACCGAAGATGATAGAGTTGTGCTTGCAGAATTGCCTGCTGCCTTTTGAATAAAATCGACTGCCATAATTTAGATAATAAAAAAGCCCCCATCGCTGGGAGCTGCATTAACGTGTAATGTTATAAATCAGTCTAGCAAGTGCTGTGGTGTAAATCAAGCCAACCTAGGCATTTTGACCTTGGCTAGCTTGGTGCTGATCTTCTTGAGCTTGATCCGCTTGATGGCGGTGGAGTAGTTCTTGAGCTTCTTAGGCTTGGGTATCTTGGCTAGTTTCAGTTTCTTGACTTTGCCTAGGGTTATTCTGCGTCGGGCTGGTGCTTTGGACGATAGACGCACGCTCTTAACCTTGTTACGGGCTACGTATCCCGCGATAGGGGATAGCCCAAGCGAGGTGCGAAGATCGTTGTTATAGGCAGTATTGGCGTCCAGATAGCTTCTTACCTGTGGGTCGCTCCAGTTCTTTAGATCCATCTGTTGCTGAACGTAGGTAGACGGCTGTGGGCGTGGTGAAACGTTGCCACTGGATGGGAGTGAGTCAAAGAACGAGGCCTCTTTCTTGTTGAAGGCGCTGTACCAGTCTTGGGTTCCTAACTCCTTTTTGACGGTGTTCTTTTCGCCTGGTAGTGAGGTTCGGGCTGCAAATATCTGGTTGCGTTTGTCGGATGGTAAATCCCACACGGGGTCATAGGCTTGGCCGATTTGCTGTTGCATTGATTTGGCCAACTGCAACTCCAATAGCTGTAGTTTGGGATTGTTGAGGTACAGCATGGCCTTTTGCTGGCTACTCAACACGCCTGGATCAAGTTGCTGGCTCCCGTCTTTGGTGGGGTGGAGTAGTTCCCATTGGGTCTTGGTCTGTTTGTCGGCACCCTTTAATACATCAGCTTTGGTGTCGAAGTAGTACCCCGTATCGAGTGGATCTTTGCCGTTCTTGTTGTTGTAGAACCTGAATGGCAGTTCCATGGCCTTGGAGATAGTCTGGTACGCTGGCACAGGGTCTTTGGATAGACCTAGCTTACCTTTCAAGTTGTCTGGTAGCCCCTGGGCAGTGACGTTTAGGCCTTCGCGCACATATGGGTGCATGTATTGGCCGGCCAGATATGCAGCCCTATCTCCCCATTGTGGGTTGTCTGGATTCGTGATGTTTCCGCCAAAGTAGTCTTGGTTGGTGGCCACATCAAGGGCTGGGCGTATGGCTGAGGATAGGAAGGACTTCCCCTGGTTCATAACCTCAGCAAAGTTACCCTGTACCGCGTTTGAGGCCATGCCGGCTAGAGCGCGTGGCACGGTAGCGATAGAGGATAAGAAAGGGACGCCGATATACCCATCACCGGTCTTGATCAACATCTTGTCTTGTTTGTTGCTGGGGTTCTCCCACATGTGTTTGCCTGTGTTCGCCTGGTTGATCTGATCCATGGCCAGATAGGTTAGGGTGGCACCCACCACAAACTTCACGTTGGCTCGGTTTTCTAGTGCCATGGGATTGGTTAGGGCTTTCAGGTTGTTGACCCAGAAGTTGACCATGGACTCCCTGTACTTAGGAGCAAAGAACACGGCTCTGGTGAAATCCTTGCCAAGTTTGCTACCCATGGCTTCAGCGGCACTACCTTTGACCCCGTAGAAGTTTTTGACGGCTTGGGCTGCTACTTGGATTGCCTCCTGTTGGGTCTTGCCACCACGCAGGGCTTGGCGTTCTATGTCATTAAAGAGATTAATCTGGAGCATAGGCGCGAAACGCTCGAAAGTGGGGTCATTTACGGCGGCATTCCACGCTTTGCCCACCTTTTCACCTAGGGTCTTGGAAACCGTCGGTGCGTCCACCAGATTCGATATTTTGTACGATGTATTTACAGGGATACCAGCCTCCTGCATTTTGATGATCTGGTTGGCATTGCTGGCAAAGTACTTCTCAGACTGTCCTGGCGCGGTAGCGAGAAGCAGGGATTTGAGCGGGGAAACGATACGGCCGGCCAGCATCTCCTTGGTCATCTGTGCCACCGTCCAGGCGTTGAGTGGGGTTGCTGGTAGTCCACCGGACATGGTGATATCTTGGATCTTTCCAGAAGCGTTTCCTAACTTGTCCAGAACCGTGCCGATGGTTCCGTAATCTTGGGGGGTAAACACCTGATTGATCTTGTTGGCGATGTCTCGTGGGGCATACCAGTTCCCCTGTATGGCTGTGCCGTTGTCGATTCTGGTAAAGGATTGAGGGAATCCAGGGGCTGTAATTGGTGCAAAGTTGGCGTTATTCTTGGTGGCTGAGGCCGGCACGATTAACCCCTTCTGTTTCAACTCCTTGAAGAACTCGATGTTGGCCTTGGTTTGCTCCAGGTTCTTGATGTAGTACTGCAATATCTCTGCTGGGTTGCTGAACTTGGGGGTCAGTCCCATCTGTAAACCTTCGGAATAGGTGGGGATGGTGCGCTCACCGCTGAACTTGAACGTCTGTTTGGCCTGCTGGTAGAGCTGTGCCACCTCTTGGGGTGACTGCTCCCAGATGTGGGGTAGGTAGTTCTCACGGTATTTTGTGCCAGGTGCGATCTGTTTCACCTCAGCGTAGAGGACATCCAGTTCCTTTCGCAGGGCTTGGACGACTGGTAGGGTGTCTTTGGTGACAGTTGCCCCTTCGTCAAGCGCCCTAATCACCTCTTCGGCCTTGTTGGATGGCAAATTGGCGTATTGTGAGGCTCGTAGAGTGGCTTTTGTGTCTGCGCTTTGTCTCTTACCTATCCACTTGGCAAACGAGTCTTTAAACTCGCCTGGTGCAAGCTGCGATACCACTTGTGATTGAGCCTTTGCCACCTGCACATCCGTACTGCTGATCTCGGCTGGTTTGTACCCTGGGGCTTCCCATGGCAATGGTTCTGGTGCAGATGGAGCCTTTCCCCTTACTTTTGTTGGTTCTGGGGCGCTGGTGTCTTTCAGGCTTGCTCCACCTGTCTGATCCATCATCCGCTTCATTACGTCGGTGAATCCCCGTGGCTCGTTGTTCTTAACATCCCAGTGTTTGTCGAGTATCTTGGCGAACTTGGCGGCAATCTTGGCGTTGGGCTGGTCTGGGTTGATACCGTACTTCACGGCCATATCTCGTATGTCTGCCTCGTACACTGGTTTATCCAGTGGTTTCCACTTCTTTTGTATGTAGTCGGTAAAGTCCTTCATCTCCATCAGGTCGTCTGGGTGGTAGTTCTTGGCACCTAAGTTGACCTTTCCGGCTTGCGTTACCTCTGGGGCTAACTTGTTGTACTTGTCTAGTCCAAACTTCCCTATCTTTAGGCCTGACCCAACTGTTTCGCTCCCAGCACCAAAAGCAAATCCAGTACCAAATCCTTTGGCTGCGTTTCCCAACCTGTCTTGGGGATTGTTGGTGGGTGATAGAGCGTCTACGATTGCGTTACCAGTGCCGGCCTCCAGCCCCTTGGCGGTGATGTTGCCCAGAGCGTTCTTTAAAAGCATGTTCTTGGCTGTATCCCTGGTGGTCTGGGATAGGGTGGGGTTGCCAATCAGTTTCAAATAGGGGTTGATACCCTGTTCCAGATTAGGTGCTAGTTTTGAGGATAGTCCACCAAGTAGTTTGCCACCTAGCCCTGCTGCGCCGGTATAGAGCGGGGTAGAAAGCGCGCCACCTATTGCTCCCTGTCCGAAACTGCCACCTTGTAGTTTGTTGATTCCACCACCGAGTGCGCCACCTACGCCTAGCCCTATGAGATTGTTTAATAGAGGCGTTACGGCCATTTTGGCTCCACCATAGGCAGATAGCATGGTTCCTATGGTTGGCCCAGCCACATTGAGTGCGGTATTGAACCCAGTGTTCTGGGTATTAGTCATGGCACGTACTCTGGAGGCTTTGGCTAGGTCGTTCTGGGCTGAAATGAGTAGGCTATTTCGTGCGCTGTAGGGGAGTAGCTGTGATTGACCAAGTGAGGTTTTGGCGGTTCCTAATAAGGTTCCCATTGTTGCACCCGCATTGAGAAGATATGATGGGACACCTCCTGTACTACGATCAACCGTTCCACCAGGAGCCAAAGTTGTGGCTAAACTCTTTTTGACTGGGTTCAATAGCTCAAGATATTTGTTCTTGAGGTTGTCTAGCAATCCCATAGGGGATTAGTTGCCAAATGCTGATAACTTTCGCTTGTCTGGTACGGTAGACCCGTAAATACTTACCTGTTGCGATTGAGGTTGGGGAGTCTGCATACCCTGGATCAGGGCCATAGACTTGCTGAGTATTCCGCCGATATCCGCCTTGGGTGCTGCTACTTGGAGTTTCACCAGGTCTGACAAGAGGGCGTTCTTGGTCTGGTTGACTTGCGTAGCGTAGTTGACCTTTTGCTGGTTGATCTCGGCCATTCTCTGTTGGAGTGCGGCCTGGGCTGATTGAAGTGCGCCTATCTTTTCGCGCTCATTGAACCTCATATCGGTCTGGATCTTGCCCACCAGGTCGTTGAATTGAGAGATAACGGTGTTTCTTTGGCTGTCGAATTCGCCTTGCTTCTGTCGTTTTTGGTCGTCAAGGTTGGCAAGCTGGGTCATGCCCCACTTTTGGAGGGTGGCACGTTGTTTGTCAAATTCGTTGGTAGGTTGGGCTAGTTGATCTCCTGCGTAGGAGCTGTTTAGAATACCCAAACCTCTTAATACGTTCCTGTTAGATCGTTGCACGTTCTGGGCGGTTGAGGCGGCATCGCTTACGGCGCTGTTGACATCCTCGTTGGTCTGGGTCTTCTGCTTGTCTACCCCTGAAACGTAGTTCTGCAACTGACGGTCAAGCTCTGATAAGGTGTTGGTTTTCTGTTCGGTGGTGTAGTTGAGTTGGTTTTGGAGTTCAGCATCACGTTGGGCATACATAGTCTCCAGTTGCGCCCTGGCTGCTGCATCTCCCTGTTGGGCTGCTGCTTCTAGGTCTGCATAGGGATTTACGTCATTACTACCCAGGCCCATGTTGTTATTGAGATAGGATAGGGTTGGAGCTGGACCACTACCGCCTCCTCCGTTATTACCCCCACCGCCGGTGTCGAAACTTCTGGTAGCACCACTTGATGTTGGAGCGGACGGAGCTGGAGCTGCTGTTTTGGCTGCTGGCTTGGCATACCAACTTGCGGGTGGCTTGTATTGGGGACCAAAGGCTGGGCCGTTGTAGATGAGAGGCTTGCTTGGAGATGCTTGAGGGGTATAGACAGCACCCTGGACTGGTGCCTGAGTAGGTTTCGGCCCAGCCGCCGCCTGTCCGTAATTGGAATAGCTCTTTGGTATTCCAAGGATTGATTGTAGTATGTTTGATAAGCCCATATATAAAAAAAGCCCCCGTTTCAGGGAGCCTTGAGTTGATTTAACTGATAGCTAACTTCACTATAGCAAGAATATTTTATGCAATCAAGTCTGTGGACTGTCGGTAGCGTGGGGATTTGGGTTTGGCAAGCATGGAGAACGCCAGCAGGGTGAAGGATGCACCAGAAGTGCCGTTGGTAAACCGTCCGGCAAACGTTCTGCCCTGGATGTTCAGGTTCTTCTTGGTTCTGAGTACGTTTTCATCGGATGCGGTAACCGATCCAGTGCCAGATGAAGTTCCCAGTAGGAACTCGGTAAACACATAATGACCGAAGTTAACCGATGGGTTGATGGAGGCGATGTTGGAGTTGTAGGCGGTGGTGGTTCCATCCTGGATGATTGAGAACTGCACCGTGCCGGTGGCGTTCCTTAGTACCACGGAGAAGTCCTTTAAAGTCTTGTACTGGTCAAGCGCTCCAAAATCCTCGGCTTTGAGCTGGAATGTTCCTTGGATAGAGGTTCCGAAGTCATCATCTCCCTCTAGCACCTCTTTGACATAGCCGGAGTTGTCGTCGCCATATAGAACATGGGGAGCTTTACTGCTGTCGATGAAGTTCACCCAGCAATTGGCCTGAATATTGGTCCACCTGTACCAGGCTTGGCGTTCACGGTCGTAGATGATTGCCTTGGAGTTGTAGGTGCTACCACTTGGGGTGTAGGCGAAAATCACGATGTTCACGTTGTCTTTGGTAGCGTAGACAGTGGAGATGTTGGCCAGTCGAGAGGTCTGGATTGATTGGAAGATGGTTCTGACCTTGGCTGACCCCTCGTTGGTGCGCAGAATATCAAAAGCAAACCCAGCCTCGTTGCCCAGGGTGAAGATTCCACGTTCAGATACAAAGAATAGATCGTTTTCTACGGTTACCACGCCACGATAGGACACACATCCGACAGAGGCGGTGATTTGGGTAACAGAAGGTGCGCCGGAGGTGGTAAACGAGAACTGGTAGACCGAGCGTTCCTTGAATACCACCAGGTTATTGCGGTAGATCTTGACGTTTGTACCCATTTGCCCATCATTTCGGGAGATGTCGATGAATCCACCACCGTTGCTGGCGCTAAAGTCGTTGATCTTGTCACCACCACCTGAGTAGTAGAGCCTGGAAGGTGCGCTTGGGTCGCCAAATATGAACAAAGTGTCCTTGTAAACCTCGATCACCTTGCCAATTGGGCCGGCTGTCGAGTTGGAATCGGGAGGAAGGATCAGTTCGTTGGGGGTGTCGGTTCCCTTGTCTACGTAGGAGGTGGAAGTGTTGCCCTCCAGGTATTTCAGAAAGTACCAGGTGCCATCTTTGCGCCCGTAGACGTTGTATCCGGTGGCGTTGGTAGCCGCGGTCCAGGTGAACGTCATGTAGTTTGTGGTATCGAGGGTGGATTGGTTCAGGGTGGCGGTTGCGGCTGCGGTTGGGAGCGTTTCACCTGTGGCTGTTACAGCGGTTACCTTGTAGGAGAAGGTATAAGATCCAGCACTGCCAGAGGTTCGTGTGGTTACGGGGTTCGTAGGGGCTGATATGGCGGTAAACGAGGTGATCGTAGACCCATCGTAATAGGTGAGGGGATCGGTACCGTTGACCAGGTAGAGTCGGTCATAGGCCATTACCCCGTTGGTGTCTTTGGTGGTGGTGTAGGTGTAGCCGGTGACATCGGTCCAGGCGCTGGAGCTGTAGACCTGGAGCTTGGTGCCAGAGATGCGAAGTAGCTTCTTGGTGCCATCGGATTTGGTGTAGTCAAATAGGCCTGTTACCTTTGAACCACTGGTTACCCCGTAGTAGGATTGGCCGGCCCTGGGGCATTGGATCTTGCCATCCTCGACCAACTGGATGTCAACGGCCTCGGATAACTCGTTTGGTTTGATCTCAGAGCTGGAAATTAAAGTGTCAAGTCCACCTGACCATCGCTTGTTATACGACTTCTGGTAGTTCTTGCGCTTTCTAACTTGTATCTGTCTCATTAGTATGAGCCAAATCCTTTCTGGTCGACTGGCAAACCAAAAGTAACCGTCATGTTCTGATTGGGTGACTCCTCACGCCCCTCATACTCACTGATTAGTTGCTCAGCTAGTTGCAGTTGCTCGGAGTACTTCTCTTCATCCTCGCCCTCGTAGAGATAGGCTAGAGCCAGGCGCACGATAATATCCATGTTGGGGCAGATAACGGAGTCGGTGGTGGCTGTTCGCTTGGGTGGCTCGTAATAGTAATCGTAGTAAATGGTGTCTGAGGCGCTGGGAGCGGGGTTGATGTAGACCTTCCAGATATCGTTAGCCACGTCATACCATTCGTAGCAAATACGGGAGCTGTTATCCTGGTTAAAGAGATAGCGGAACATGTTCTGATCGACTAGCTGGTACTTTTTATCCTCGGTGGTCCCGCCAACGTATACAGCGGCCAGGCCCTTGGAGCGCATGGGGTAGGTGGTCGACCCGATACTGTAGGAGTTGACCCCACTGCCGGCCACGGTTTGACCGTTCATGCGGAAGAACGACCACAACTTGCGCTTGGCAAAATCCCTTTCAGCACGAGATACCGCACGAATACGGTTAGCGTCGGTGTCGGTAGATGACTCTCCACGAAGGTCGGAGACGATCTGTAATATGTTTTCTACTGTGTCTTTTATGAGTGTAGCCATAAAAAAAGCCCTCGGTGGAGGGCTGCATTAGCAATGTAATGAGTGCTAAACCAGTTTAGCAAACTTAGGAGAGGATAGCAAAGTCCAAGGGGTAGAATGAACGCCCAGAGGGGGCAAGAATGGAAAACACGCTCTACTACGGGGACAATCTCGACATTCTCAAGCGGTACGTGGCCAGCGATACGGTGGACTTGATCTACTTGGACCCGCCATTCAACAGCAATGCCAACTACAACGTGCTGTTTGAGGATCATGTAGGCGAGAAGTCGGTGTCCCAGCTCCAGGCATTCAAAGACACCTGGTTGTGGTCGGAGGCTTCGGCCACCTTCCAACAGCTCTCAATCGAGTCGACTCCCCTAGGGGATGCCATGAGGGCGTTTGGCTCCCTGCTCCACAAGGGTGGGATGCTGGCCTACCTAACCATGATGGCGCCACGCCTCCAGGAACTCCACCGTGTCCTAAAGCCCACCGGCACGATCTACCTGCACTGCGACACCACCGCCAGTCATTACCTGCGGGTGCTGATGGATGCGATTTTTGGGGTTCTCAACTATCGCAATGAGATATCCTGGCGGAGATCCAACCCCAAGAGCCACATGAAGGTCAACTTCACCAATTGCAGGGATATCATCCTGCGCTACTCCAAGTCCGACAAGGTGCAGTTCAACCCCGTTTACACTGAGCATGACCCTGAATATGTAGAGAAAGCCTATCGGCATGTGGATGAGGATGGACGGCACTATCAGTTGCTTCCCTTGCTCAATCCAAATGATAACCGCCCCAATTTGACCTATGAGTTTCTGGGGGTGACACGAGTCTGGCGCTGGACAAAGGAACGCATGGAGAAGGCCTACGCGGACGGGATAGTGGTCCAGGCCAAACCTGGAGCTGTGCCGAGGTACAAGAAGTATCTGGAGGACTCCAAGGGCCGGACGGCCACCGACGATTGGGACGATATTGCCCAAGCATCTGGGAATGAGAGCCTGGGATACCCCACCCAGAAGCCCGAAGCCCTGCTGGAGCGGATCATCTCGGCCAGCAGTAACGAAGGGGATGTGGTTCTCGACCCGTTTTGTGGGTGTGGGACAGCCACGGTAGTGGCCCAGCGATTGAAACGCCAGTGGATTGGGATTGACATCACCCAGGCGGCAATCCAGACCATCAAACAGCGCTTGACCGATACCTTGGGTAAGATCAGCTTCAAGGTAGTGGGGGAACCCACCTCGGTCTATGACGCTCAACAGCTTGCCAATGATGATCCCTACCAGTTTCAATGGTGGTCACTGGGGCTGATTGGGGCCAGGCCGGTCGAGGGCAAGAAGGGGGCCGACCATGGGATTGATGGACGGCTCTACTTCCGCGATGATCCCAACAAACCCTCCAAACTTGTGGTGATATCGGTCAAGGCCGGCCATACAGGTGTCGCCCATGTGCGGGATCTGAAAGGGGTAGTAGAGCGAGAGAAAGCCGTCATCGGGGTGCTGATAACCATGGATGAGACTACCAAGCCTATGAAGGCGGAAGCTGGTATCTCTGGGACGTTCAGCAGTCCCTTTGGTGAGTTCCCCAAGATCCAAATCCTAACGATTGAGGATTTGCTATCTGGAAAGAAGATTGCCATGCCACAAACGGCTGGGGTGAATATCACCTATGCTAAGGCACAAAAGGCTAAGAAGAACGAGGGGGGACAGGACACACTAGGGTTTTCTTAGCAAACTAGACGTAGTACTGCTTAAAGTACATTCGCAAAGCCCAGGTACTAAAACTGCTACCATCTGCACTTACAGCTCCATAAGCACCGGATGATACATAGCTATGGATATATCTGTCGGCAGCACCTGGATACCAAAACACTATCCAGTATTCTGTACCAGAGGTAATACTAGCCCCTGCTCCACCTGAAAACGTGTATTCTGCACCAGTACCAGTGATAGTAGATGCAGCAAAACTGCCCACAGTCCCAAGGTTGGTGACGGGGATAGTCCCGTTGCTGGAATAGATATAGCAAGTAACATTCCCAGTAAGCGTACCCGCCCCAATCTTAAACTTGCTTATTATTTGGTTACAAGTACCAGTTTGAGTTGGGGTAAATCTTGTGCATTGGTAAAACTCGTTGGGGTATCCAAACCCAGAATTGCTAGTGGCTGCTGTGTGTGACTGATCGAGGGTTGGAGCTGCTACAGAATAGGCGACACCACCAACCTTGCTGATTGAGGCAAGGGCCAGACTGGATACCTTGTTAATTCCTCCGTAAGCTACTGAGCTGACCTTGTTAAGGGCGTTTGGCATATTACGATATGAATTCTATGTATTCAGGCTTGTAAGTGGTCTTGACTGTATCTACAAGAGCCAAATATGCAGGATTGGATGCAGATATCATCCCATGAGTTATGGCTACCTTCATAGCTTTGAGCTTGTTGTAGTTGGCAAGAAACGTGTTTTTGTCTACCTCAGCTTGGGTTGGCACAACTGGTGTGGGTGTAATGTCGACTGCACCTATGGCCAAAGAATCAGCATAAGCGTAAAGATCGGTTAATTCCTTGATCTTGTTGGCCACAATGTTTTTGATTGTGCCGTCTGCCAACCTGGTTAAATAATAAGTGTCGACAAAGGAATCAGTACCGTTTGTGTACTCAACGGTGATTGATAGTTTCCCTTGGTTTTTAACGACGTTGTTTATGTTAGCTGTCCACATATGTTATACATGCTCCACTTGCACTAATGATGGCTTAAAGAGCATTCTATCTGCGTGAGTTGCGACACCTAAGACCTGAATTACATTGTTAGCTCCTGATGGGGCTGTTTGGGTTAAAGTGTTTCCAGTTGTTCCTGTGGTAGATAGGTAGACTAATCCACCGACTGTCCAAGTCCAGGTGTCATCTCTAGCAATGCCTAATACTAAATAGTTTCCAGTAGCATCAGTAGCTATTGAAGCATCGGCTACCATGACAACTGCGTTAGCGTTAGCAATAGCATCAGCTTTAGCTAGATAAGCTTTTCCCGTTGAAGCGATATAGCACACATCCCCGATAGCTTGGGTTTGAGCTGCTACTAATTGAATTATCGTGCCTGATACAGTGTGATCTGCCCCTGGTGCTGCTGTAAGTTGCACTAATTTATTGGTAAAGGTTTCGGTCTTGCTTGAGGTGGAAATGCTACTGCTGGCGATTGCTAGAGCTGTGGCAAACTTAGCATCGTCAGTTCCGGTGTTAAGTTCTGTGTAGGTGGCCTTAACAGGGATCGTTCCTGCTAGGGATGTTTCCGTTCCAGTGTCATCCTTCTGATAAAAAATGCCATCTGTCTTAGCATACAAAACTACCTTGCCGGTAGCTGGGGTACTTGGGGCCGCTGTTTCGTTTAGCTCTAGCCCTGAATTAGTTAATACTGCCATATATTATGGTATCACGCCATCTGGGATAATGACTAACCTCCCGACAACGTTGAGTGTTCCCACGACCGTTATTTGATCGTAGACCACCATCTGATAACCAGACGGAACTGTAAAGGTTTCCCCACTGGCCACGGTTTCTTTTTGGATTAGCCAAGGGCTGAAATCGGACTTCCTGAGCTTATTTAGAATTGGGTCAAAGGTGACTGCCATATTAGGTATAGGTTAGAGCTGTTAAGTCGGTGGCCACATTATCGAAATTAGCGTCACCATCCGCAAAAGTCACCACGGTTCCAGTTGTCTCGTCTATCTTTTTACACTGCCATTTGGCGGTGGCCTGGGCTGTGCCTGGGGCGGCGATTCCTACGTAGGTGATGGAGCCAGATACTGTGACCTTAATTGCTAGGTTGTCGGCTAGTGGCCTCTGAATTCCCTGTCCATCGTATCCAAGGCTCTGGATTAGAAGTGTTTGGGTTTCTCGGTCGAATGACTGGTTAAATATATGATCCAGGCTATAAATGCGGACATCGTTTGGTGATCGAGTATTTATTCCCATACTTTCCGGCGCTCCATCTCTTCAAATAACACCCTGTTGATGGATTTGCTATCGGGTTGTCTGGCTAGTTTCATCAGGATTGAGCGTTTCTCTTTGGGGTCGGAGATGAAGGCCAGGTCTTTGTAGGCCTTTGTGAGCGTGCCAAGGCGCTGTAGCACCACGTTTCCGCTGACATCGTAATCCATTCCCAGTTGTAGTTTTACATTGTCCAGGGCGCGTTTAAAGTTACTAGCGGTAGGGTCAAGACCTCGCTGGGATAGATAGCGCTTGAGGTAATTGGTGGACTCCTGCAAGCTCTCACGATCATCAGGGGCGAGGTTCTTGAGTTCTTCTGGAATCCCAAGCACGTTTAGGACGGTGGATTCTGCTCCCTCACCTTCAACGGGTTCCTCGATTGGGTTGGCTTCTGCTCCCTTGTTGTTTGGCACATGGTCGCTCCCATCAGCCCATGGAGTGGTGTCGGGTGTGTTTGATATTGTTCGTACTGTTGTATCCATAAAAAAGACCCCCATTGCTGGAGGCCTGAGTTAGTTTCTAACTAATAGCTCAACTAGTATAGCATTTTGTAGGCTTCATTCCAAAGCCCGATGTTCTCCTTTAGGTTGTAGTGTTTTAATAGGGCTTGGTAATTGGCCTTGCCATCCTTGGCTCGTAACTGGGCATCCCCTATGTACTCGTCCAGGGCGGACACCCATTCGTCGTTATCTACGCATAGAAGCGCAGGAATCTTGCTGTGGGTGTAGTTCTCCATATCGGTGGCGACGATGGGAATACCACATGAGGCGTATTCTTGTAGTTTGATGTCTGACTTACACTTGTTGAAGGTGTTGACAACCAAGGGGGCGATACCGATATCTAGCCGTAGCCCATGCAGGAGGGATGGGTAGGCCTCAAACTGAACTCCGTATCTAGTCTCGACCTGGCGCTCGTGGTTGGGGAATAGCTCACGGAAACGGGGGTCACCGACCAGCACCAGCTGAACGTCTGGATGTTTGCCCAGGATCTTGTTGAGCGCCGGCGCGATTGACTTCATATCCTCCCAGTGGGTGATAGATCCCAGCCATCCGATTCTGATTCGGCCAGTGGTGTTGGGTAGGGTGGGGAGTAACCAGCGGTCAAAATCCATGAAGTTGGGCAACACCTGGACGTTGGAGCATAGCCGTGCGAGCTTCTTGCCTAGAAACGGCACTGTGCAGGTAATCATATTGGCGTTTTGCATAGTGATGGTCAGGATCTCTCTGGCTTTTAGAGCGTCATGGTCGAGCTTGAAGGGGTTATCGTTGCTGACGGCAATAGCGTCGTCATGTTCCACGATCAGCTTTTTGCCCTGTTCTTTGGCCAAACCAATGAGAAGCGCCAGACCTTCCATGTGTACGCACTGCTGGACGATATAGGTGTCGGCCCACTGGGCTACTTCCTCGGTAATGGGGCCGTGGATGATACGGGCGTCGTACTCGGTTTTGTCCAGATACTTGAAGGGGTCAATCAGTCTCCAGTACGCACTCCCTGATGGATTGGTCCAGGCGGCTATCTTCATACGGTTTGGGAAACAAACAACCAATCAGCCTGGGGGTCAAGGCGCATGAGGTTCCCAAAACAATTCCCGATATCGTTGGCGCTGGTGCCGTCTATATGCCCGTGGAGCTGGATCAGCCCCTCGTAGTCCCAGAATGGTTCGGCAATTGAGGCGGTGTAGGTATAGGCACGTTTAGTTTTGAGCATGTTGGGCTGATGCTTGTCGGTTGCTCCCCACCAGTTCTCCTGGTCTAGGACATCCACTACCTCCTGGTTCCACAACCAGAACGGGGCGCAGAACCCCTTGACATAGGGTAGCCCATCCCTGGCAAACATCTCGTCTATGGCCTTTAGTGCAGCCTGGGTGGCCTCTTTGTCGGCTTTTTCAAACTCCCTGGGCATATGGGATAGCCCATGGGGGATCAGTTCAATCCAATCCAAGTTCTTCTTCAGGGTGTCCAGGGCGTATGGGCGCATCATTCGCATGGTGGCGTTGGTCTCGTGCCGGTAGTCAAAGGGGATGGCAAACATGGACACCTTCATCTTGGGAAAGTGTTCTTTGAGCTGGAGTAGCAGATCAAACCGGTTGTTGAGGATAGAGAAGTCGTGGAAGTCGAGCGTGTAGGTCATTTTTTAAAGCCGATGGCCATAATCACTAACGTGGCTTCATCGCCTGGTAGGTACACGAACCTGACACGGCCAAACCCGTTATCCTCGTACAGCCGTTTGACATCATCGTGGTCAAACATCCAGGTGTGTTCAGGCGAGGTGATCCAGTCCTTGTTGGGTGTGGTTAGTACGAACTTGCCGTTAGGTTTAAGAACCCTGTGGGCATCCTTAAACAGATCATTGGGGTCATCCAGGTGTTCCAGGGTCTCCCCGCTGAACACCACATCAAAGTAGTCATTGGGTAGCAGGTCCTGTTTGCCTATGGTCTGGTGCAGATACCTGATCTGGGGTCGCTCCATGGTGTTGTCGTGCATGGCCTTGGCGCTGATATCGGTTCCCCATATCTCGCAATTGGGTTTGATGCCGTGGAGTAGGGTGGTAAACGCACCCACACCGCATCCCATGTCTACTACTCGCTGTCCGTCTTGCACCTCGTCTGTGGCCCGTCTGAAACGTGAGGTGGGTTTGATGAACTCAATCCCTACCTTGACGGGGGCCACGCTGGTTCCCTGGGTTGCGTACTGCTCCCGTTTCTCTTTATCGGCGTAGATCCCATCCCAATACTTGCCGGTGTTGATGTTGATGTTATTTGCTCTCTTCATACTTGGTTGTCTTTTCGCCTTGCCTTCTTTTAAAATACTCTGGGTACTTTTCGTGCTGTCCTTGGGTAGAGTCTATATGGGCAATCGACCAGTTTTCCAGGTAGCCCAGCTGGTAGCCACTACGCAGCAGGTGCTGGGAGAACTCCCAGTCTTGCACACCATGCAGGAATGAACCCTCCTCCCACCGGTATGTCTCGTATGCCCTAACGTCAGCAAAACAGCAGATCCCACCCATGTGCTTGGTGATCCCGATCAGCTCGCCGGCCATCTGACCATGGGCGATACGCTGTGCGCCACCTGGGTTATCGCGTAGCCCTTCAATGTAGCAACTGAACACCATTCGGTTATTGCGATTCCAGAGATCAGTTATCTTGGCCAGCCAGCCAGTGGTCAGGGAGAGAGCGTCGTTGTCGTACTTGCCCACCATGTCATATCCACCGTGGTCAAATATGGCATCCAGGGCCTGGTTGGAGGCCTTGGAGATGCCGACATTCTTGGGGTTGAGAATGATATGCACCCTGTCTGGGTACTTGGCTTGCAGGTCTTTTAGGTATTCCACCGTGCCATCTTGAGAGCCGTTGTCGACCACGTACAAATCGAACTCGTACCCCGCCTTGTCAAATAGAGATGCAAAACAGGCCTTGGAGTAATCCAGGCGGTCGTAGGTGAGGGAGAAGATAGCCACCTTGGGGGTCGCACCCTTCCACATAACCTCGACATCAACCGAATCCCATTCCCGTACATGCACTGCGCCAAACCCCATGGGCATAGATGTCTCGCCGTTTGGACTCTTGTCTGGGACGGTCTTGGACTTCATCCCGTCATGCTCGTGGTAATTGGTGATAACAAAGGGGAAGTGGGAGAACTTGGCACCATATTTGGCCAGTCTGACCCACATATTCCAGTCAACGTATTTGCGGTATCTCTCGTCAAATCCACCCAGTTTGACCATCAGATCACGCCTGACGATCACATCTGAGGTGTCGATGAAGTTCTTCTCCATCAGCAGGGCATAGCTGTACTCGGCGGTGTTGCCGATTCCCTTACCCTTGCCAGTGTTGTCGTCAATAATCCATCTGTCGCCGTATACCAGGTCCACGTTGGTGGTTTCAATCTCCTGCACCAGCACCTGGATATGTTCTGGCCTATAAGAATTATCGTCGTCCAAAAGACATATGTACTTACCCGTTGCGGCCATAATCCCGTCATTCTTGGGTCGGGTGTCGTTGCCCCAGTTACTCTCACGCCTGATATAGCGGATACGAGGGTCGGTGTAGGACTTAACCAGTTCTGGGGTGTGGTCGGTGGAGCAATCGTCCACCACGATCATCTCCCAGTCCTCATAGGTCTGGGCTAGAACGGAGTCGATAGCGAGTTTTAAACGGTCGGCACGATTAAATGTTGAGGTTACTACACTAACTTTCATCTACGAAAACGCCGAGGATATCGGCAAATTGCATAAACCGATAATCTTTGTCACCTAGTTTGAGGGATAGACCGGCACCCACTTTGTAAAACACCCTGTCGCCTGGTTGGCATGGCTGGGCTACTTTCTCGTTGTTGTGGTTGAGGATGAGCTTGTCGCCTACGGCCATACACTGGCCACGGTTGTCGACTTTGGTGTTGGTGAGAATGATCCCAGTCTCGGTGACATCATCAGCGCTGTCGGGGAGTACTAGCACGTATCCAGGGGCGGGGTAGAGCTTGGTTTCTTTAAATGTTCCGGCTTGCTTGAAAAACGTATATGGCTTAAGGCGGTCGGATTCTTCCTTCTTGATCCTGTCCTTGACCCATTTAGGTTTTGCTTTGGCGAGTTCTTTCTTGCGGTCCTGTTCCCAGAGCTTGAGTTTGCGACTGCTGGCTATTTCCTTCTCTCGTGTTTCTACAAATGCCTCGGTTGCTTTGATTGCCTTGTCTGCGTTACCTGATCGCATGTCCTTCTCGAACCTTGACCATGTAGGTTTTGTCGCAATTGTTGGCATAGATGTTTATATCATGCCATCTAGTGTTGTACAAGAACAACCCAGCCCCCTTGCGGGAGCCGGATTGCACACAGTTTGGGTTGCTGGATATGGCAATGTCAATAATCGCCACAATTTCCAGACCCAGGCGGTTAGGGTAAGTTAGGCTGTCGTAGAGACAGTGTGGCTTACACTTACCTGGAAAGCACTGTTGAGTGGAGCAGCTCCAAAGGAGGTTTTCCAACCAGCAGTTGCAACCTTGTCTGTTGGGTCAGCGACACCACCTGATCCGAAGTCCTTTACAAAGGTCTTTAGATTTTGGAGATCGGTAACACCAAAGGAATCACGTCCGAAGAAGTTCGTGACGTAGATACTTGCAGAAGCGGTTACACCAGCACCACGTACATAGCCGTTGGATGTTTCCAAGAAGCGAACACCAGCCAACTTTCCAACTTCTCCTTGTAGGAGTTTGGAAGCATTGTCGGAGGTGTACTTGTTGGCATCAATCCAACCACCAGTTGTAGTGTCACTCATCAGATCATAGAGAGCATCTGGGTGAATAGCAGCTACGAAGAGGCCATCTGGCATTTCCATTGCATCATTCCTGCGTAGGGTTCTGACGGCTTTCTTGACCTCGGTTATGGAAAGAGTTCCAGTAACAGGGATAGAAGTCCATGCAGCACCAGCTACACCGGTAGCGCTTTGGAGGGTTCCAGCTGTGGCGACTAGGTTACGAACTACGGTGTCAATGGATAGACCAGCGTTGTAGGCTAATCTTTCCATAGCAGCTTTCATTACATCACCAAAAGCGGTGTATGCAAGAATGTCTGAGATAGACACGGCAGCGTCGTATTGTGCGACAGTACCAGTAACGTTTGTTGCAGTCATGGAGACGGCGGTTGTTGGGACGCCTTCACCTTGACCTGCGCTCACTAATGGGAGATTGCTCCATCGAGTCCAGTAAACTGCACCAGATCCATATCCACCTTGACCTTTTTCAATCTGTCGATTTAATTGGCCAAGTTGTTTGTGAATCAGTTTAGATTCTGCAACTTTCAAGAACAACTCTACATAGTAGCGACTTTTGATAGCTTGACTCACTGTAGTAGTGAGAGATTTGGCTGTATCAATGGCCATAGTTGTTGTTTGTTAACTAATAATGATTACCAAGCGCCGGTTCTCTTCAAGTAGGATTCCATCTCGACCAGACTCATTTTGTCTGGGTCGACGGTTTCCGGTTGTCGAGCACCTGCGTTCGTTGTAATACCTGAGTCGGACTGTATGGATTTTAAAGTCCGTGCTTCTGCTCTCGCCTCTACGGCTTTACGACTTAGCCCTTGGGCAATTCGTAGCGCCTCTTTCCCAGCATCCAGAAGGGACATATTTGGATTAGCCTCCAAGATCTTTAGGCCTAGCTCATCCAACTCTGGACTGTATGCCTGGGCATTGTTCGGGTCGAACATTGGCATTGTTTGCCTGAGTACTTCGGTTTCAAGACGCAAAAGGTTTGGATCACGCTTTGCTATAGCCTTTGGTAAGGGAGCTTGTGGTAAGTCCACTGGCTGAACCGGTTGCTGTTGCACCTGGCGTTCTAATGCTCGCATCTTTCCATAGACCTGCTTGAAACGGTCTTCAGGGACATATCTCTTTCCAGCTTCATCTTCAACGAGATTTGCATTTTCAGGGTCGGCCTCATCGGCTTTGTCCTGCGGCTTCTCTGCCGGAGTTTCGGGTTTAACTGGTTGTTTTTCTTCTACCGGGCTGATGGGTTCAGAGGTTGGCTCCTCTGTGTTGGGTTGACCGTCCTGATTAGTCAACTCCATGTTAAAAGCAGCGAGATCGATGTTTTCATCGGTCATAGTCTTAGCAAAGTTTACGGTTACTTAGAACGCTCAATTTATAAATCGCACTGTAGGTAGTGACCCTTCTGCCTGAGGAGCATAAATAATCCCTACACTTAGGAATTGTTTATGGTTCTCAGATCGATTACCTTGCCCTCTACCAGTCGCATATACCCTGGGAGTGGCGTACCCCATCCGCATGTTGGGCAGATGATTGACCCGCCCTCTAGGACATACCCCTGGTGGGTAGTCCAGTTGGCCTTAGAGTGAGTCGAACAAAGGGGGTAGGGGATCTCAACTAATGGGATTCTCCCCTCATCCTTAACTTCGATTGTCTCTTCGGTATTGCTCCAGGTTGTCAAGGTGCGACTGAACATCAACAAGTAACTCACGGAGGCCGTTAACGTAACCACGGGCATAGTTGAACTCGTCCATGCCTTTAAACCCCTTGGTAATCGAGGTGGTGGCAAACTCTTGGATGTGGTTCTCAATCCAGGCCTGGACATGCTTCCATCCGTTGCTCTTAGTTAGGATCTCAAGGGCGCCGGCACGTTCCAGCATTTCTTCCTGGGCTTGTTTGAGCTGTTCGTCTGTCATTGGCCACCTCCTATTATGTCTTGCATGGTCATGGCACCCTCTGGACTGGGCTGGGCCAATTCCTGCATTTGAGCTTGTAACTCTGGGGGTATCTGTCCATCGGGTAGAGCTGAGGGTTCACCTGGCATTCCACCTTGCATGGGTTGACCGTTGGGGTCGAGCTGTTGGGGTGGCTGGGTGTCGGTTAGCAGGTCGGATGTTTCCAGACCTAGGTTTAGCTTGTCAAACACTTTTTCAGTTAGTTCTGGATAGTTGAGGGCTTTACCCTGTGAGGCAAGTCCCTGCGCCCATACGGGGGTACTAACACGGTCAAGCGCGGTGAAGAAGTTCTCCTGCATGGCGATTGGATCGGTTAGCTGTTCGGACGAGGTGGCGGCAATGAAGTCATAGTCACCCACGACATCCGGCTGGATATCATCGGGTAACAGGTTGAGGAATGCAAAATCCTCTCCGCCGAGTTGTAGTTTGGTCTGGGTGGTGTCATCACCTGGCACGACCATCTCACCATCCATTCCGGTCTTGGCAAGGTTGGTCTTGTCGCGCATGAACTTCACCTCGCTACTTCCGACAATGCGTAGTTTCTGAGCTTCGGTGGTGTACTGGATTCGTAGATCCTTCCATTGGTTGGCGATTCTCTCGACTACCATGTGGTTGAACAGTTGAATCTTGAGCTTGAATTGGGCGTTGGCCTCTTGCTGGATCAGGCGTGTACCGGTGGCGGTCTTGTTGGCCACGTTATTGTTACCGTCAATCCCAATGGTGTAGTCAGTGATTCCGGTTCCGTTTTGTAGAGCCGAGGTCAGATAGTTCATGGTGTCGACAAACGTTGCGCCTGTGACATCTGGCACCTGCATGGCCTCAACAGCGCTCATGTCGCCGGTGAATACCACGTTGCCTGGCTTGCTTACCAGAGTATGAATGTCAACTCCTGCGCCTTTGCGCACCTTCCACATGGTATTAAGGGTAAGCTGGACGTTATCTAGTCTTTGATTTAAAACTGCGTTTATAGCCCGTTGTACGCGGTCTACTGGCTCAATTTCACCCATGCCGTACAGTTCTCCAGGGTATGGGTAGTCCACACCGTAGACGATTGGAATCTGGCCATGGAAGTATGGGTTCTCGACCTCACGAATAATGACATCGTATTCAGGTACATAGTCACACCAGCCATCACGGCTGAATCGGCGTAGCACTACCAGGTCTCGGTTGCTGTCATCCTCACCAAGGAACTCCTGGGTGGACATCATGACCCTGCGGTGTTCTCGGTATTGCATGTCTGTCTGACTGCCGACATTGGTTCCGCTGTCCTTATTGGTCTGCTTGGATCTGATAGCGTTTTCCAGCACGTCCAGGTTTTTGTAGTACTCGACCCCTCGTGTCTCGTTCTCGGACTTGAGTTCGTCTAGGGTTTTAAAGGTGCGGTAAATAAACCACCTCATGTTGTGCATATTGGTGCTGTTGGGATCAGGGAAGCAGTCGTAGATGTTCAGGGCTTCAAAGTTGGGGCCATCAAATTCGGTCACGGTTCTCTTCTCCTTGTTACTGGGTGACCACACGTTTCTGCCGTTGACCTTCTTGGGTACCATGACCGTTCTCTCACGCTCTCTAAAATCCCAGTAGCATCGACCAAAGGCGGTTCCAAAGATCAGCATGGACTTGACGAAGTTCACCAGCTTGGGAAACATCTCGGCTTTGTGCCAATCGTATTTGATAAGAGCGTTTAGGATCTCGGTGGTGGCACTGTCGCCGGCCTCACGGGGATAGAACGATCCAGAGGGTTCGTTGGCTACCATCCTGGGGGTGATCGTCTCAATCACACGAAACACACGGGGATCGAATACCTTGGCTCCATGGGGGTAACTGTTCTTGTCAATGTAGGTGCGGTAGAGTTCCTCTTGCTTGTTAAATCGTTCGTGTAGTGGGTCTAGGTAGCGCTTGGATAGGGTGTACTGTTCATTGATCTCGTTTTTAAGATCGCTGTCTGTTTGTTTGTATTTGGCCATAAAAAAAGCCCCCAATAACGGAGGCTGTGCATTGCTGTGAATGATTAGCTAGTTGAAGATAGCACGTTTGCCGGAGGATTATCAAGTTTTTTATCCCTCAGCCAGGTCTTGCGGTTGATAAACTCCATCTTCTCTACCGTGCCAGACCTAACGACAATTACCACTTCCAGTGTTCCGTACTCCAGGTCATGAACTCGTTGCTCAATCTCTATGAGGTGGGGCTTGCGTTGGGCAATGACGTTGGCGACATCGAGCATAGGTTAAATTAGCATATCCACGGGCTATATTCCAATAATTGAATCTCTAGGCTCGTAGACATGAGGTTGGTAGGTGGGTTCCTGCTTCTGGTAGCTGATAGCAAAGTAGCGGATCATGTCCATGGCATCATCACCAAACTTGTAGGGTACTTCCTTGACTGCTCCATCGCCGGCCTTATCCTCTATCCAGCGGTAGCGCTCAAATTCATCTGCTATCCATCCCAGATTCTTGTTGAACATCAGGGTGGGCTTGCCGGTGTCACCTCGCACCCGTAGCAGTTCAGCCACTTTGACAATCCCGTTCTTGACGCTATCGGCTCCCTTCTCCACTGGGTTGAAGAACACACCCAGCTCCTGCAATTGAGCTATGGCCATGGGTTGGGCGCTGTCGGCCACTGGGTTGGTTATCACCCGTCCAGCGTCTTTGGTCTTGACCACATCGGCAATCTGGTTCTCGGTTAGCCCGTCCAGATAGAGTCCGTCATACAGGTAAATTTGTTTGCCATTGGGGCTGATGGCAAAATATCCCAGGGCTGACTTGTGAGCAAACCCAAAGTCCAGCGCACGGGTAAATGTCCAGTTCATGTCAAGAGGTGGCACGTCCACCATGTGGGTCTCACGGGCAAACTCCTTGTAGATCAGACCAGACATCTTGCGAAACTCACCTAGAAACTCCTGGGAAAAGGCATCCTCGGTCATCTCCAGGCGTACCTTGTCTAGTTCCTCTTTGTCGATGTAGGGGTTGTCGTAACTGGTGAAGTGGAAGTACTGGTAGTCAGAATCAGTAGACTCGGCCAGCGTTTTAAAATGATTGAATCCGTTTGGCGTGCTGATGAACCAACACTCTGCCTTGGAGTCCACCAGGGTGGGGCGCATGACCTTCCACACTAGCTCCCATTTGTCGATGAATGCCGTCTCGTCAAAGATACAGAAGTCAATCCGCACACCACGCAGGGAATCAGGATTGTCTGCGCCCTTGAGGTGAATAGATGATCCGTTCTTGAGCTTGATAACCAGCTCTGTCTCGTTGGTGCTTTCGATCAGGGCTGTGGGGGTGTAGGTTTTAAACAGCTCCCAGGCGATTGCTTTAGATTGTTTATACGTTGGGGAGACTAACCAAAGGATTCTGTTCTTGTTCTCGCTGGCAAAGGAAATGGACTTGAGGACCGATAGGACTGTCTTGCCTGATCTACGACCTACATTGATTACTTTGAAGCGGTGTTTGTCATCCCAAACGCTAGTCTGCCAAGGTGAGAGATTAACGACCACTCTTAACTACGACTAGACCTTCTAACTTGTCACCTCCTGTGGTTACATCAGTCTCGCTCTTATCCTTCCAATCGAAATTGTTCTTGAGATTGAATATGGCTCCAGTGGTGGCCTTGCCCTCCATCAATCTTCTTTCCACGTCACTTTCCACTCTATTTCGCGCTGCTTTTATAGCGGGGAAAAACTTCTCGTCTTTTGAGTAGTTTAAAAGTGACTTTCTGTCCATACCTAAGGCCAAAGCTAAGCCAGACATGGTATATGGTTCTGGGGAGATATAGGCAAACTGGGAATTGGTCTTGTCGTCGTATCCCTGTACTAGTCTGTTGTCGCAGTTGGTAAAGTATTCCTCGATATCTGCTTGGAGTTGCTCCGGTGAGTCGTATAGTTTGGGCCTGCCTCCTGGGTGGGTCATAAGCTAGAGTAGCATTTCCCACGGCAAACAGCAACAAAAAACCCCACGTCTTAGGTGGGGCTTCTGTCTATCCAAGTACGCTTAGGATTGCTTTCATCCTTCGCAGGGCCTGGTCAACGGTGGGTGCTTGGGCTTTGTGGGTGCGTCCCCTGATCGTCACCTCCAGCATCCAGGGATCAGTTTCGTGATTGACGGTGTAGAGCTTGACGGAATCAACCCGCTTTCTCAGTTCTTCCAGGGTCATTTTGCTCCTTTAGCGCTTGCATCTCAGCCTTGGTCCGGCGCTTGCGCTTGGGCTTATCAACCTTGATCGCCTTGGCCTTGGTCGGCTCCACAGCCTTAGCAACGTGAAGCATATCCTCGACGGCCTTGGCCAGGGATGTTGAGCTGGTGGTCAGGGTCATACCGCGCAAATCCGCCTGCACCCGCCAGACACCCTCCGACACTCCCAATTGAAACGACTCGACGTTCGTGTACAAGTTCTCCAGCAGTTTCTCCAGGTCCATTGTTCTCCTACAACGCGGGGAGGTTCTTAACCCGCACCGCCTCATTAAGAACCACAAGGATATCATAGTCCTCGATTACGTGAGCGGTGAGGTAAACAAACTCCAAGCGCCACCCGCTATTCAGCTGATCGTCACCCTCCTTGGTGTTCATCATGTCCACACGGGTGAGCATGAACACCTCGCAGTCGGCCAGCTCAGCAAAGCACTCGGCCATGGTCAACGGCGTGGTCCCTTCGGTTGCTTCGGTAGAATACATATTGCCCTCCTGCTCATATATTACGTACGGTTGTGGCAAAGTCAATTGTTCTTTAAACGACATCTATCTCTACCCGCGGTTGCTTATCTTTGAATTTATATACGTGGTAGACGGTAACCTGGGAGTCATCCTTATACACGATCCCGCTCATAGCGTCCAGTAATAGCTTGGCGTTGTCTACATCCCTGTCGAATTTCAGATAGAACCGGATGGTCAGGGTTACATCCTCGGTTAACAGCTTGGGCCTCATTACCTTCATCCTCCACTGGGCCTCCTGCTTCCATCGCTTCGCTTCGGCTGTTAGGTACTTGCGTGAACGTGCTATGCCGTATTGCTGGTTGGTAGTCGGTGGCAAAGGTAGCACAAACGTCATGGCCGGAGTCGAGCAAATAACTTATCGGTTTCCTCCTTGTTGCTTTCTATCTGGATATGGTGCTTCACACACAAAGCTATCCACTGCTTGGGGTCGGCCAGCTCCTCGGCTGTTCGGTAGAAGCGTCTATTTTCACGGTGGGCTGGTGCAATTCCAAAGGTTCCACCACAAATCTCGCAGTGGTTCAGGTTGATCCGCTCGCAGTAGTCCGCAATCATCTTTCGGGCCTTTTGGTTCATGGCCGTGCGGTTCATTGTGCTTTTTTAAATGGCTTTCTACACTTGGGACACTCGGCAAAGAACTCTGCTCGTCCCACCCTGGCTGATTGTGGCGGGTCACACTCGCACACCCACTTAGTCAATGTTGATCTACCAGATTTGCGCTCTGAGGGTTGCCAGTAACAGCGCTTGTCCTCGTCTTTGGGGTTGGGGTAGAAGTCCTCAGCTATTTCTTGTAGTTCTTCTTCGTTCATAAACGTCTAATCAAACACCTCTTTTAACATTTAGGAGTTTTCCAGTTCTGAATACTTTGCCGTTTTTGTATAGAATTGGGGGTACAGTACCAGAATAGGTTATCACCTCCGCCATTGGGGGTATTGCTACTCTTTGTTGACTCAGAAGATTGCGTATAAAGGCTATGGCTTCTTTTATTCTTTCTGGGTATAGTTCATCAAATTCAGCTTCAAATTCCCTTTCCCATTTTGGTCTCTTGGTCACTCTTCGTTCATGTGGTTCTAAATAGCTAACTGGTGATAGCAATACCTTTACTTCATCCCTTACCCTAAGTGCTTCGGTGTCGGTAGGGAAACAGTTGCCAAATGCGATTCGTGATTGGAACTCGTAGTCTGATTTCTCGACCCGACCCATACCCAATTCTCCTTTGTCCGTAAAGTAGTAATACTTGTCACCTGCCTTTGGTTTCCATTTCATAGGTTATCTATGGCTAACTGAATAACTGAGGAATCTTTCTGGGCAAGGATAATCAGGTCACGGTAATCGGAGTAGTCAATCCGCCAGGGTTCCATCTTGTCGAGCGGGGGAATGATGTTGTTGCGGTGGTAGTAGGTCATCTCCTGCATCCAGCCGGTCCATTCCTTGTTGATGTAGGGATCATCAGCGGTGAGGTCAATCTGGGCCATGTCAAAGAACCGAGCCGACATGCTCTTATCGTCACCCTTGGCGGCCATTCCAGCGTTCTTGTTGACCAAGAGGATTGCCCCGTTGTCGCACTCATAGAACTTCATGTAGGTGAGTAGTTGCAGTAGGTTGTCGCGGTTCTTCTCTTTGACGTTGAAGCCTGGAATGTCTATCAGTCCACCCTTGGGATCACGGCGCTTGCCAATAGCGTAGAGGTAGGCCACATCATTCTTGCTTTTCACGTCCACAATCGTCCGGCGTAGTCCTCCTGGCCGGCGTTCTTGCCATTGGGCCAGCATGATCTCCAGCTCATGGGCCTGGTGGTCGTCAACCCGTCCCATATCTCGTAGGGCTTGTACTTTTGCCTTCTGTGTGTCCCAGTCGGCCACCTCGATCACCAGGTCTTCTCGTCCATGCACGGTTAAGAGTCCAGGCGTTTCCAGAATTACCGGCCTTTCGCTATCGGGAACACGGGCCAGGCCAGCCTTGACTAGACCGTTGGTAATCCCATACTCCACCGAGTTGCCCACCGACATGCCAAACAGGCCACGGGGGTCTTTGCGCTGGGTGGGTGCTACCCCTCGCATGGAGAGGTAGGTATTGATGAACGCTCCGCCGATCTCACTTGACCGCACATAGTCTCGTTTCTTGGGTGTTCGGTAGTCCAGCGCTCCTATGGTGTCAAAAACTAGTTCCCTGATTGAGTAGGAATCAAGACTCATAGGTGACGGTTGGAACTGGTAACGTATCGCGTAGCCATTTGGGAAGTAGGAAATAGGAGAAACGGTAGCCGATATTGTCTCGACCAAAGGGGCGCAGTTCTTTGGCCTGGATCCGATCCAGCATATTCTGGTAGCTAACCCCCATGTGCTTCTGTAACTCTTGGGTGGTGTAGACCGCTGGGTGGATAACCTTCATTTTGCGCATGTAATAGTTTGCCACCGCTATAACTATCCGTCCAGTGGGATCATCTATATCAAACTATTTCATATTGGCCCTTTGTAGTATCTGTTGAATTCTTTGATGTGAAACTCCGACCGTGCTGGCTATTTTTCTTAGAGAATATCCCTTACTACGCATTTCAAATATCTCTTTCCTGTTGGATACAGTACCCTGGCCGTTGTCCTTGCTAGTACCTTGTCTAGTACCAAACCATATCAAGTGCAGATAATGATCTAGTTTGCACCAGGATGACATAGATTTACCTTTAACTATCTAGGTTGACACGGGTTTTTAAGGGGCGTAATCTGGTTATATATGGCACACTTAATAGAAACATGCAGACCCCAAGTCTGTGAATTAGAACAACCTCACGCAACGTGTGCCAACATGTTTCTTGCGTGGGGTTTTTTTAGTTCATAGTATGGACGGATGGATTGCCCTACACCGCAAATTACTGGATAACCCTATAGCAGAAAGACCGCACTATCTTGCCGTTTGGGTTACGCTTCTTTTGTTAGCCAACCACAAAGACAAAGCGTTTATTTACAAGAATAAGAAAGAGGTATGTCACAGAGGTGAGCTAGTGACCTCAAGGGCTTCACTTTCCAAGAGAACAGGAGTTTCACAATCGACCATTGAGGACATTTTGAGCTTTCTAGAAAGTGAGGGAAATATCCGACAGCGGAGCAACAGCAAATTTCGCCTAATTACAGTCACAAACTTTGAGAGCTATCAAGAAAAGCAACAGCAAGCCATACAGCCAGCCGACAGCCAGCCATACACTAACAACAATGTAACAAGGAAACAAGTAGATATAGAGCTAGTCGCAAAACAAACTGGTGTGAGTAAAGAGATAGCCCAAGCGGAATGCGACAAAGCATTGGACTGGGCAAAATCCAAAGGCAAGACCTTTAAGGACTACAACGCCTACGTCAGGAATTGGATAAGGAGCCGTGATAAGTTCTCAAAGACCAAACCAAAGCAAGACGATTGGGTTACTAGTTTAGTTAGAGCCTAGTATGGACAAAATATATACACCAGCGGAGGGGGTGGCACTTTTAAAAGAGAAGATGAAAGCCTATGGGGATGGCATCTCCACGGGAATACCGGACATAGACCACTTCTTCACCTTCATCCCTGAGCAGTTGTACCTATTGTCAGCTTCCACCCACATAGGTAAGACCACCTTTGCCCTCAACCTGGCCTGCAACGTGGCTAACCAGGGTAGACGGGTGTTGTTTGCTTCCCTAGAGCAAGGGGTGTTCATCTACCCCCGTATAGCCTCAATGAATGGTGGCAAGATACCAGGCTCACTTCATGTCTATTCAAGTGACGAGTTGGTGCAGGTTGACCGCCTTATTGGAATTTGCTCAAAGACAGAGAAATACGATCTGCTGATAATCGACCATCTACATTTCATAGCCAAGAGTGGCAAGGGCAAGACTGAGGATATAGACGAGATGGTGGCCAAGATCCAAAACATGGCCAAGAAGTTGCAGATACCCGTATTGCTTATAGCCCACGTCCGCAAGCTGAACGAGGACAGAGAGCCGAATATGGATGATCTACGGGATAGCTCGTCACTCGCTCAAGTTCCATCCGTTGTCATGTTCCTATATCGCAAGAAGAACGAACAAGACAAGATTGTCGAGGGCAAGAACATCCTTCAAGACAATGGCGCACTCATAATCCACAAGAACCGAATTAAAGGCATTACGGGAGCAAGGCGGTTTGTCTTGGATAAAAACGGCCACTTCGACTTCACTGATTATCAGTTTGCCGAAAAGATGTTCGGTTCCAAAAGATGATTATTGATAACACCGCTATACCAGCCAAAGCGTTAAGACTATTTGGTATGGTTCGATACCTGGAAGATATGAAATTCCAGGCTTACCATGTTTGCCCCAAAGGAGAGGCGGAGAACATGAAAACAGAGTTTAGCCGACTTCTGGCCGTTGCAACTGATCTTGCAAAGGAGTTAGCCAAAGAATACCCCGTGTATACGGAAGATATGGCAGATGATACCTACCGGATGCTGTTCGGGGTGGATAAGCCCCAAAAGGAGAGCAAAGCCGACTGGTTAAAACGTCAGATTGCAGAAGATCGTGATATTTACTAAACTTAATTGCTCCAGCCGTGAGCATCCCCAGATATAGTAGTGTGCATCTGGGGAATTTGATCTAGTCTGATGTAGTTTTACCTACTGTACACAGGGGTTAGATAGAGCTAGACTTGTTTAATATGAAAAACAAACAAACCCCAACAAGAGAGAGCTTAAATTATCGTGCTGAGGGCATTTTCAAAGCTACAAATGAGATGCTGGCCTACTACGGTATGCCTACACACGATTTTAAAATTTCCAGTAAGCATGGCTATCTAGCTACATTAGGCGGTAAAGAAGAAGCTTGTGACAGATTAGGAGGTAACCAATGATCAATAAACAACGAGCTGTAAAGGCGGTCTATGAAGCTATGAAGTTTCCGGTGGTACCTGCCACAAGGTTTACATCATCTACAAAGTCTACAAACTCTA